CGTTGCGCGCCAGTCCTTGTATTTCTTCGAATCGTCTTCAGCGTAACGGCGTTTGAATTCCAGCCATGCGTACAGAATGAAGTCGTGGTTCATCTGTAGCTTGTCGGCATAGGAGAAGATTGAGTCGTCTTCAGGGATAGCCTTCTCTCCGCTCGTTTTGCATGCTTCCAGCCAGGAAGCCAAGGGGAGGGAGGCGCGCGCAGCGCGACGGCGCGGAGCGCGCTCTGTATTCTCTGTAGTAGTCTCTGTATTCTCTGTACAGTGATGCGGTGGATTTTTCCGCATCTGAACCGGTGCAGATTTCCGCTCTGATGCGGTGGATTTTTCCGCATCGATGCGGGCGCCATGCGTAGCCAAAACCGCATAGTTGATCGCGTAATAGTTGGTCTTGTCCCAAGGGTTATCCGACAGCTTGGCGATGTCGATCAGCCCGTCACCGCGCAGCTTGGCGATGATCTTGCGGATGGTTTCCGGCTTCCAGAACGGGAACTGCTTCGCCCAATCCTCGTAGGTGTTGTAGACCCAATGACGGTCATCGTGGACGAACTTGCTGTGCGACAGCCAGTAGTGCATCTGTTGCAGGACGATCGCTTCCTGCAGGCCGATTGCGCAGGCTAATGTAGGGGATACGACAAGCGGCGGCTCGTCGAATAACAGGGTTGCCATTACTTTCCTCGAATGGTGCGCTTGAGCGGGTCGTCCCTCCCAAGAGAAACGATGCCGTAATAGTACGCGATGCTTTTATAGTTGTCCATGCAAACGCGCTGCGGCGCCCTCTAAGTGCGTGAAAACACTAGAAATAGGCTCCTTTTGCGGTTGCTTTTTAATTTAAAACGCAGGAACATACTGGAAACGATGCCGCGGGCTCACGGCGCACACTCACCCAAAGGGATTGACAGTGACAATCGAAACAGTGGATCAGGTTCGTCTGCGGAACCTGAAATTTTTGTTGGAGCAATTCAAGGACGAGATACGGGCGCAGTATCCAGAGCACCCCGAACGGGGCATGCTCAAGCTGTTCGCGGAAAGGGTGGGGATCAGCGTTATCAACTTCCGCCAGATCATGAGCGGTCACAAGCTGGCCGGCCCGAACATCCGGGATCGCATCGAGGACGCGCTGAACCTGCCGCGCGGCTGGCTCGACTCTGACCACTCGCAAGACATGCTTGCCAAAGACGACGACGCGAAGGCGTTCAGCGAGTCTGTAATGGCGCTCTACAACCAGGCGCCTGAAGCGACCCGCTCGGCCATGCTGAAGGTCATGAGCGCGTTGGTCACGAACAAGCCACTAGAAGCGCTGGTCGAGCAGGGTAAGCGCAGGAAGTGATTCAGCAGACAAATCATTGCATGGATTACACATTCAACTTTCGGTTGACAGCAAAATTACAACTGTCGGGTAATTATTTCGGCAACGTTTGCGCCAAGTAATATTTCCTTGCTGTACCGACAAAAATGCAACATTTCGCAACGAAAAACGCTTGCTTCAGCATATGATAGGGACTATCGTTACAGCATCGTTTCAGAGCAAACGATCCCCTAACAGATTGCGAAGGCAGAAAATAAATGACCGGTGTTCAAACTTCGTCGGCGTCGTCTACCCCTCACGTGGCCCTCGATCTGCCGTCCGAGTTATCGGATTCATGGTCGGACAGTGAAGTCATTCGCGCCTTCTGTAGCGCCATTCCCGCCGATAAGCGGCAGGAAGCACTCGCCGCGCTTCTTGCGCTGGCTTGTTGCCAGCAAAACGATGCCAAAAAAGTTTCATAAGTAGCTTGACGCATCTGCATAAGATTTGTATCATTCTATCTAACATGTCTTCAGTGCGTCTAACGCGCTGATACAGGTTCCTTCCGCGGTCTTCACGACTGCTTTGCTGCTCGCTTTCGGGCTTGAGCAGCGCTTTTATTCCATAGCCGTCGCCTGAGAGATCATGCGGCGGCTTTGTGCTTTAATGCCACCGCGACCCCCCATCGCTGACAGCCCGGAAAGCTACGGGCACTCTCACGCATGGCGGTTCAATCGTTCCAGCGTAGGATGTTTGTTGTTCATCCGCGAGCCGCCAGCCGTGAGAGCTAGGGCATGTCAAAGCCGACAGCGGGCAGCGCGACGGACTATCGCGCGTAAGACGGCCATTGAGCGACATCCCGCCGCTCTCAACAAAAAGCCCGCGCATGGCGGGCTGGTCGATCAGTGGCATGGATGATTGGGGCTCTCTAGTCGCTCCATCCATCTGATTGCTTCGATCTCGCTGTCCGACTGAATCCACAGCTCTACGAGCACAGTCAGGAGGGCGCAAGAGCGCATCGTGTTCTTCTCTTTGATGGCTTCGCGGATCTGCGGCGCGATGTCTTGCACATAGCCGCTTTGCAATGCGCAAATGATGTCGTCATTCGACATGGCTTCCGTGCGCTGCTCGATCAACTCTGCTTTCTTCTCTGCGATAAGTTCGTCTCGATGCTCGGCCGCGTCAATGGCGGCTTCGATCTTGGCGTCGGGCGCTTCGTGTAACCAGTAGTGAATGTCGGCTTGGTTCATGGTTGTGTCCAGTGAAGGCCCGGCGTACCGGGCGCGGTGTTGTTAGGTGCCCGCTTTAGCGCGGGGTGCATACAAAGCGGCGCGAGCGTTCCATGCCTTCCGCATGTTCTCGTTACACCCACAACGGTTTCCTTGATCTAGCCAGGATTCAAACCGCTCGCGCTCTTGCTCTGCGCTCAATACAGTCGCCTGCGAGTCGGCGGCATCACATTCCGCTTGCCGGCGACCCTTTGCCATACCGTCGAGATAGCCGCGCTGGTATGCGGATTCCGCCTGCGATGTGTCGGGCGCTTCGATAGGGCGCGAGGCGTGTTTTGCTACGATGTTCTTTTGGTCCATGCCTGCCTCTTGGGGGGATGCCCGCTTGCGCGGGCGGGGTTGTTACGCGAGGTACAGAACGTCTGAGCTATTCGTCTCGATCATCACTCGCTCGCGAGGCGTTCCGTACACCGTGATCGGAACGTTCAAGATGATTTGGAACTGAACATTGCGACCGTCGATCGTCGGGCGCGTCTCGGGGCCGATGGCGCCGGCGAACTGCTGGCCGTGATAAACGCCGACGACTTTCTGGCCTTGCTTCCATTGACTCTTTGCGGTGGCTTGGAACATTTCTTCTCTCCGGTTCGTTTCGCGCTTCGTTCAGCGCATGGTGAAACGATACTAATAAAGCAGCGTTTTAGCAAGCATTTTGTGTAAATAAGCGAGATCGTGGATACAGAGCGATCATCGCACCCCATAAGCGAATCGGAAAAAGATACTCGGGAGGGTCAGATGATCGTGAGCATTCTGTTCGTCGTGCTGTTCGCATGCGTGGTGCTGGCGATCGTCATGTGCGCCGCTGAGTACGACCGAGGGCTTGAAAGCAAGCGCGATCCGCACGCCGATCTGGCTGACGACATGCACCTTGCCAAAGTGGCGAGGATGGCTGAGGCGATGATTGCTGATCGCGAGAAGGCATTCGCCGACTACCTGCAAACGCCGGGTAACGCCGTGCCGGTAATCCGGAAACAGACAGGGGATAGCGCTTGATCGACTTAAAACTTGGCGATTGCCTGGAAGTAATGCAGACGATCGCTGATAAGTCGGTCGATCTGATCCTGTGCGATTTGCCCTACGGCACGACGGCGTGCAAGTGGGATTCGGTTATCCCATTTGAGCCGCTATGGGCGCAGTACCGGCGCATAGCGAAGCCTAACGCGGCGATTGTGCTGACGGCATCGCAGCCGTTCACGACGGCCCTGATCGCGTCGAACATGAAGGCGTTCAAATACTGCTGGGTTTGGGACAAGGAAATTCACGCCAACTTCGCGCAGGCGAAGCGTCAACCGCTGAAGGTACATGAGGATGTGTGCGTGTTCGCGTTCGGAACGGCGCCGTACTACCCAATCAAGACGCCCGGTAAGCCGAACCATACCCGCACGGTAAAGCCTGAGCAATCACGCGGATTCATGGGCGGAAATGGCATGAGCGGCGTTGCGTCCGATGTGTCTGGCATGAAATACCCAAAGTCTATTCAGAAGTTCCCGAAGCATCCGAGTCAGTGCGGGTTTCACCCGACGCAAAAGCCCGTCGCGCTGATGGAATACCTGATCCGCACGTACACGAACGAAGGCGACACGGTGCTTGATAACTGCATGGGTTCCGGCACAACCGGCGTCGCGTGCGCCAACACCGGCCGCAAGTTCATCGGCATCGAGCGCGATCCTAGCTACTTCGCTATTGCGACGAACCGCATTGCGGGCGCTCAGTCATTGGAGGCTGCTTGATCGACTTTCAGAAGGCCGTTGATACACACGGCAGCATTCGCGCGGCCGCTCGGGCGCACGGCATCGCCGAAAGCACGTTCCGCGACCGCCTGAAGGCAAAGCGCGACGTCGAGCTGACGATCGCTGAGAACAAGGTCATCAACACGCTGGCGATCCGCAATGGCTCGATCGTCATCGGCTCCGACGCGCATTACTCGCCGAAGGTTGTCACGACCGCGCACAAGGCGTTCTGCAACGTGATCGCGGAACATGCGAGCGATGTTAAGGCTGTAATCCTGAACGGCGACCTGCTCGACGGCGCCAGGATCAGCAAGCACGCGCGCATCGGATGGCAGAAGACGTACAGCGTCAAGGACGAGCTCGAAGCCGTCCGCGAGCGCTTAAGCGACATCGAAGGCGCCGCGCGAGGCATGAAGCTGCTTCGCACGATCGGCAACCACGATATTCGGTTCGACAGCCGCCTGGCGCACGCCGCGCCGGAATACGAGGGCATCGCAGGATTTGCGCTGGCTGACCATCTGCCGGCGTGGAAAGACAGCTACCGAATCGACGTGAACGCCGACACGATCATTATCCACTCGGTGGCGAACGGTATGCATGCCGCATACAACAACGTCGTCAAGGGCGCCGGCTATCACGTCGTGACGGGCCACACGCACCGCCTGCAATGCGTCCAGTTCCGCGGGTTTGGGAAACTGCGCTACGGCATCGAGACGGGCATGCTGGCCGATCCCGAGCAAGACGAGTTCCACTACCTGACCGGGCGCAATGCGAACTGGCAGAGCGGCTTTGCCGTGCTGACGTGGCGTGATGGCGAACTGCTGCACCCTGAGTTCTGCTCGGTGCGGGATGACGGCAAGGCGTACTTTCGCGGGCAGAGGATGGCATGAGCAAATGCAAACCGGGCGGATGCTCGTCGATCGGATGCGAAGGCGGCTTCTACTGCTTTCACCCTGACGGGACACCAAAAGAGATCACGGACGAACAACGGGCAGGCCTGATCGCCGTGATAGCTGAAATCAACGCTAAACGGGACGGAAACAATGACGCGCCCCGTTGACCCGCACGTCGACATCGACACGCTATGCGACGCGCTGGCTATCGCAATGAGCCACATGTACGCAACAGGCGCGATCGACATGAGCGAGGACGCAGCGAGGCAGATAGCAGCCCGCACGGACTGTTACGAAGACGACCAACTGATCGACCTGTTCGAAGCCGCAGCCAAGATCATGGCGCGCGGCAGGGCAGCACACTAACGATCCCCCGCGCGCTCCCTGCCAGCGGATCGGCTCCGCGGCGACACATACGGGCCGGTGAGCGCGCACCTATAGCCTATCGAGAATCGATCTCACAGCATCTCCGAACGCTAAGTTTTGCTTTAGTTTCTGCTCAAGATGCGCGCTGATGCAGTCCCGGATGATGGCCGATGATGTAGTTCCTTCGAGTGCGGCAAGGATCTTGAGCATCTTGATTTGGTCGGTTTGCAGCCGAACCGGCATGGGTGTCGTCGGTACGCTGGATTTGATTCCTTGGCGAATTCGCGCCTCTGTCATTGTTGCCCCTAGGAACTGTTTATACGGCAATGATACAGCCACCACTCAAAAGTAGATTGATTTAGACGGAATTAGACACATGGCTAAAGGCGTGAAAACCGGCGGCCGCGTGAAGGGTACGCCGAACAAGATCACGGCTGACGTTCGCGCGCTCGCCCAAGAGTACGGCGAAGACGCGATTCGTGAACTGGCAACGATCTTGACGACGAGTGAGAACCATTCAGCGCGCATTGCTGCTGCGAAAGAGATCCTAGATCGCGGATATGGCAAGGCGACGCAATCGGTAGAGATGGCTGGTCCCGATGGTGGGCCGATGCAGTTCAGCCAGATCGTGCGCCGCATCGTTGACCCGCAAAAGGATTGAGCGTGGATGAACTGGTTATTGACACGCCGCGTGCGTTTCTGCCGCTGTTGGCCGATACCGCGCCGGATGGTCGACCAGCTCGCTACAAAGCTGCGCATGGCGGGCGAGGCTCTGGCAAGTCGCATTTCTTCGGCGAGTTGTGGTTAGAGGAAAATATTCGGGAAAAGCTCGATGTTGTGTGCCTGCGCGAGACGCTGAAATCGCTCCAGTTCTCCGTGAAGAAGCTGCTTGAGTCGAAAATCGTGTCGTTCAACGCTGGCGACTATTTCGACGTTCAGGATAAGCGCATCACGTCGCGTCTAGGTGGCGTGACGATCTTTGAAGGCATGCAGAACCATACAGCCGACTCGATCAAGTCGCTCGAAGGATTCGATCGCGCGTGGTTTGAGGAAGCGCAGAACGCCAGCGATAGCAGCCTTACGATGCTTCGCCCGACCATCCGTAAGCCGGGATCGCAGATATGGTTGGGCTGGAATCCTCGCCTTGCCACTGATCCTGTCGATGTTCTGATGCGCGGCCCTGAACTTCCGCCAGGGTCGATCGTAGTCGAAGCGAACTACATGGATAACCCCTGGTTCGAAGAAACGACGCTGCGCGACGAAATGGAGTTCGATAAGAAGCGCGACCCGGACAAGTACGCGCACGTATGGCTCGGTCAGTATCAGCAGAACAGCGAGGCGCGCGTATTCAAGAACTGGCGCATTGAAGAATTCGAACGGCCGGGCGGCACCATTCATCGGTTGGGTGCGGACTGGGGCTTCTCGGTCGATCCGTCCGTGCTGATTCGATGCGATATAGACGGCAATCGTCTGTATGTCGATTACGAGGCGTACATGGTCGGATGCGAGATCGTGAACCTGCCTGAACTGTTCATGGGCGTTCCTGACGCAGAGAAGTGGCCGATCACGGCTGACTCTGCGCGACCGGAGACGATCAGCCACATGCAGAAAAACGGCTTCCCGAAGATTCGACCGGCCATCAAGGGCGCGAAATCGCTGGAAGAGGGCGTTGAATTCCTCAAGTCGTTCGACATCATTGTTCACCCACGCTGCAAGCATCTGATCGACGAACTGACGCTCTACAAGTACAAGGAAGACCCGCTGACGGGCGCCATTCTGCCGATGCTCGAAGACAAGGATAACCACGTCATCGACGCGCTGCGGTACGCCTGTGAGGGCGCACGACGCGCTGGCAAGGCTCCGAAACCACAACCGAAACCGACGATTCGCCGCACCGTGATTGGTGGTGGCGCCTGGATGGGATGATATGGCGCGAAAGCCGAAAGAAGATCCGAAAGCGAAGATTGTTGCTGAGGCCAAAGAGCGGTTCGCACGCTGCGAGGAAGCCGAAAGCGACTTCCGTAAGCGCTTCGTTGAAGACCTGAAGTTTGCCAATGGCGACGCCGATAACGGCTGGCAGTGGCCCGACCAGATCCGCAACGCGCGGGACGGCGACCAGCGGCCATGCCTGACGATCAACAAGACGCGCCAGCACAATCTGCAGATCATCAACGACGCGAAGCAGAACAAGCCGAGCGTGAAGACTCTGCCGGTCGATGGCGAGGCTGACATTGAGATTGCCAAGATTCTCGACGGCATCGTTCGCCACATCGAATACAACTCGCACGCCGAGATTGTGTACGACACTGCGACCGAGTTTGCTGTGCAGGCGGGGCTCGGCTACTGGCGCGTGGTGTGCGAGTACGCGCATGACGGCTCGTTCGACCAGGAAATCTTCCTGCGCCGCGTCAAAAACCCGCTGACGGTCTATCTCGACTGCGACATCGAATCGGCTGATGGCTCAGACGCCAAGTACGGTTTCGTCTTTGAAGAAATGACGAAGACGGAGTTTGAGGCGACCTACCCGGGCGAGGAAGCGCGCAGCGTGACGTTCGGTGACGACACGACCGGTAGCGCCTGGCTGTCGAAGGACAAGATTCGCGTGTGCGAATACTTCCGCAAGACGACCAAGACCGACACGCTGATCAATCATCCGGTCAACGGCCCGATGATGCTGTCCGAGGTCCAAGACCCGGAAGAGCGCAAGGTCATCGAGAGCGATCCGAGCGTGCAGAAGCGCCCGGTGAGCCAGCCGCAAATCACGTGGTATCTGATCGCTGGCGACACGATCATTGACGAAAAGCCGTGGGCGGGACGCTATATCCCGATCGTGCGCGTGATTGGCGAAGAGATCGTGATCGACGGCAAGATCGAGCGCAAGGGTCACACGCGCAGCATGAAAGACGCGCAGCGCATGTACAACTACATGAGCAGCGCACAGGTTGAGTACATTGCGCTTCAGACGAAAACGCCATTCGTCGGCCCGATTGAGGCGTTTGAAGGATTCGAATCCGAATGGGCGAACGCGAACAAAGACAACCTGCCGTATCTGCCCTACAACGGCTTGAAAGAGGACGGCTCTCCCATTGATCGCCCTACGCGCGAGCAGCCGCCTGTAGGCGCTTCTGCGTACCTGCAAGGCATGCAGACAGCGCAGCAGGAACTGATGATGGCATCCGGCCAGTATCAGGAACAGTTCGGCCAGCAATCGAACGCGCAGGCGGGCGTCGCGATTCAGGCACGGCAACGGCAGGGTGATCGCGCAACGTATCACTTCATCGACAACGTTGCGCGCGCAATCCGCTACACAGGCCGCGTGCTGATCGACCTGATCCCGAAGATCTACGACACGCAGCGCGTGATTCGCATCATCGGCGAGGACGGGACGGAGACGTTCGCGAAGTTCGATCCGGATCAAGCGCATCCGGTCGGAACGCCTGACGGCCAGCCGGCGCCGCCCGAGAGTGAGCGCGATCACCTGAAAGACGTGCAACTGATCTACAACCCTGGCATCGGGCGTTACGACGTGACGGTCGAAGTTGGCCCGAACTACGAGACGCGCCGTCAGGAAGCATTCAACGCGCTCACGCAGATCATGTCGCAGGATCAGGAGCTGATGAAGGTGGCCGGCGACTTGCTGTTCAAGGCGGCTGACTTCCCGATGGCTGACGAGGTTGCCGAACGTCTGCATCGCACGATCTCACCGGCTATCTTGGGCGAAGGCCCGACGCCTGAAATGCAGGACGCCACGCAGAAGATGCAGCACATGGGCCAGATGATCGAGCACTTGACGCAGCAGCTTCAAGAGGCGAAGCAGGGCAAGGATCAGCAGGAAACGAACATCAAAGCCTATGACGCGGAGACGAAGCGCCTACAAGCTCTCGGCCAGCCGCTCGATCCTGAAGTCGTCGCGCACGTCGCAACGCAAGTCGTCATGCAGATGATGCAGACCGGTGCGCCAGAAGGCGGCGCTCCACCGCCCGATCCGATGCAACAAACGCCGCAACAACCGAACCCGCCTAGTGCGGGTTTTTCTTTGCCCGCTCCACAGCAATAACCCCGTACCGGTGCGGGATCACCGGGCTCAATCCTTGGCCTAGCCATGCAAATCGAAGAAAACAATCTGCAAGAAGCCGTCACGCCTACGGAGTTGGAACAGGCGCAACAGCCCGCTGAAGTCAGCACGGAACCGGGCGCCGAGCAAAACACGCAAGCCACCGAGCAGCCGCAGCAGGACAAGCCCAAGAACGATTGGGTCCAACGGCGTATCGACCAGCTCACGCGTGAGAAACACGAGGAAAAGCGACAGCGCGAAGCACTCGAAGCGCAACTGCGACAGCTTCAGCCGCAGACCGAGCACCAGCCCGGCCAGCAGATGACGCCTGACCAGATCCGCGCCGAGGCAAAGCGGCTGGTTCAGCAGGAAAGGTTCGATGAGTCGTGCAACAAGGTGTTCGACGCGGGCAAAACCGAGTTTGGCGGCGAATGGGATTCGTCCTTGAAGACGTTCCAAATGCTCGGCGGTGCATCGCCCGACTTCCTTGAAGCAATCACGTCGATGGATAACGGCCACAAGGTGCTTCACGCCTTGGGTCAAGACCCTGAGACAGCCGAACGCATCCTTTCCCTTCCCCCGTTGCGCATGGCGCTTGAACTGGCTCGCCTTGAGGCGAAAGCCGGCACTAGCGCACCTACCCCGAAACAAGTTTCCAAAGCGCCCGCACCGATTACCCCGGTTGGCGGCAAATCCGCACCTGTCGAGCCGGCTGAGTTCGCCTCGACGGCGGAATACATCGCGTGGAAGAAACGAAACAAAGGCTGACACTTAAATGGCAAATACGCTTCTCACCCCTACCAAGATCCTTGACGAATCGCTGATGATCTTGGAGAACAATCTGACGTTCTCCTCGCGTGCAAACCGCGAATACAGCAAGGAATTCGCCGTCAGCGGCGCGAAGATCGGATCGACCGTCAACGCGCGCAAGCCGAACCGCTTTGTCGGTACGACCGGCCCGAACCTGAACATCGAAAACGTGAACGAATCGTCGCTGCCGATCAGCCTGACGACTCAGTTCCACGTCGATTTCACGTTCAGCTCGCAAGAACTGACGCTGGTTGTCGACGAGTTCGCTGATCGCTACATCAAGCCGGCAATGGCGACGATCGCCAACAAGATCGATTTCGACGGTCTTGGCCTCGCTGCCAACGTCGCGAACAACGTGGGCACGGTTGGCACCGTCCCGAACGACATCGCGACGCTTCTTTCCGCTGGCAGCGTGCTCGACAACGAAGCAACGCCGCGCGATGGTAGCCGCACCGTTGTGTGGGACCCGGCAACGAACGCGTCGATGGTCAAAGCTGCATCCGGCCTGTTCAACCCGTCGCGCTCGATCGGCGCTCAGTACGAATCCGGCATCTTCCAGGCTTCGTCGCTCGGCTTCGACATCGGCATGGACCAGAACATCAACGTGTTCACGTCCGGCACGCGCACGAACGGCACCGTTTCCGGCGCTGGTCAGACTGGCTCGACGCTGACCGTGACCGGCCTTGGCGCTGCTGCAACCATCGCGAAGGGCGATACGTTCCAGATCGCCGGCGTCTACGCCGTGAACCCGCAGAACCGCCAGTCGACCGGCGTGCTGCGCAAGTTCACTGTGACCGCACCGGCAACGGCTGACGGCTCGGGCAACGCAACGCTGTCGATCTTCCCGGCGATCAACACCGCGGCAAGCAACCAGCAGTATCAGACGGTTTCGGCTGGCCCGGCGAACGCTGCTGTCGTGACGTGGGACGTTGCGCCGTCGACGCAGTACAGCGCGAACCTCGCGTATCACAAGGATGCGTTCACGCTCGTGACCGCCGACTTGGAAGACGTGTCGCAGTACGGCGCATGGGGCGCGCGTCGCATGCACAAGGGCATTTCGATGCGTATCTCGCGCCAGTACGCGATCGGTACGGATACGGTTCCTTGTAGAATTGACGTCCTTTATGGATGGGCTGCCGTGTACCCGGAACTTGCCTGCCGTATCGTCCGCTGATGGTGTTGATCCAGCAATCGGCCCCCGCTTCGGCGGGGGTTTTTCATTCTGACGAGCCAATGGCATACGAAAAATTCCCCGCGTGGGCGACTGGCCCCGATGGTGCGCAACGCTTGGTTGCGAATCAGGATGAGCTCGACGCGCTCCCCGGCTACACGGTGCCGGAATACGTTCCGCCTGTTCCGCGCGAGCAGAAACCAGAGTTTGCTTGCTATCCCAAGTGGATTGGCGATGCGCTCGTTCAATCGGCAGAAGAAGAAGCCGCGCTGCTTGGCGCCGATACGGCAGACGAGCGCGAAATCCTGATCCAGATCGCGGCCGAAAAGGGCGTGAAGATCGATAAACGCTGGTCCGATGACAAGATTCGGGCCGCTATTGAGGCTGTCTGATGACAACTGCCGTTGACCTCATCACGCTCGCGCTGAAGGACATAGGCGCACTCGGAATCGGTCAGGCTATATCGGCTGAAGACACCGCAGACGCGCTCGCCACGCTGAACATGATGCTTGGTCAGTGGCAGGGCGAACGCCTGAGCGTCTATCACTTGGTGGATACCGCCATTCCGTCGACCGGCGCGCAGTCGTACACGGTAGGCGCGGGCGGCAATTTCAATATCCAGCGCCCGATCGCGATCAATGCGGCTTATGCACGGCTGAATGCCGGCAGCGCAACGCCGATTGATTATCCGGTCGCGATCATCGACTCGCGCGAGGACTATTCGCGCATTGCTCTGAAGGCGCTTCAATCCTTCCCGTCGTATGTCTACTACGACCCGGCGTTCCCGCTCGGCAATCTGATTTTCTACCCGGTCCCGAACAACACGTTCGAGCTGCACATCGTGACGATGGAAGCGCTGCCGCAGTTTGCGGCGCCGGCAACGGTTGTAAGCCTTCCGCCTGAGTACATGGCGGCGATTCGCTACAACCTCGCGCTGTATCTCGCTCCGTCGTATCAGATCGAGCCGCAACGTGCGCTGGTTCAGCTTGCGATGAACGCGAAGCGCGTAGTAAAGCGCATGAACTGGCAAGGGCAATCGATGACGATGCCGCGCGGGCTTGGCAGCAAGCAACGATTCAACATATACAGCGGAAATTCTTACTAAATGCGAATCCCTCTGACTGGCGGCGCTTATGCGGCTCGCAGCTTGATAGCGGACGCACAAAGGTCCGTGAACCTGTACCCGGAAAACAACCCGCAGGACGCGACCGCGCCAGTCACGCATTACCCGACGCCCGGCCTGACGCTTGTATCGTCGCCCCCTGTTGCTGGCGAGTCGCGCTGCATCTATACCGCAACGAACGGCAAGCGCTTCGATGTCGTCGGGCAGACGGTCTATTTTGTCGATGTGCTGAACGCGTACACCGCGCTAGGCACTCTGACGAGCGCGACCGGCCCCGTATCGATGGTCGATAACACATTCAACGTGTTTATCGTCGACGGCACGCCGAACGGCTACACGATCGACTTGACGACGAACGCGTTTGCCCCTGTGAGCGACCCTGCGTTCTACGGCGCGGATAAGGTTGATTATGTCGACGGCTATTTCGTCTTCAACAAGCCTTCGACGCAGCAGTTCTATATCTCAAAATATGGAGACATAGCGTTCGATTCGCTCGACATCGCCAGCAAGTCGACGTATCCCGACAACCTCGTCACGCTCGCCGTGATGCATCGGGAAGTATGGCTGTTCGGCGAGTTGACAACAGAAGTTTGGTACAACACAGGCGCATCCGACTTTACGTTCGGCCGCATGCCTGGCGTGTTCCTTGAGCATGGTTGCGCGGCCAAATATTCGGTTGCAAAGATCGATCTCGCGCTGTTCTGGCTGTCGAAAGACCTGCAAGGGCAGGGCTGCGTGTTCGCCGGCAAGAACTACGCCGCGGAGCGGATCTCAACGCATGCGATTGAGGCTGAGTTCCAGACGTACAGCCGGATTGATGACGCGATCGGCTTATCGTATCTGCAAGGCGGCCATGCCTTCTATGTGCTGACATTTCCGACCGCCAACAAGACGTGGTGCTTCGACACGGCTACCGGCCAATGGCACCAGCGCGCGCATCTTGAAGCTGACGGCTCGCAGAGTCGCCATCGCATGAATTGCCATTCGTTCAACGGCGGCCGCAATCTCGTCGGCGATTGCAAGAACGGAAACGTCTACATGCTCGACCCGAATTCGTATTCGGATAACGGTGCGCCGATGCTGTATGTGCGCTCCTTTCCGCATATCTCGGGCGCTGACGGCAACCGCGTGCTGTTCCGGCAGTTCGTCGCAGATATGGAAGTCGGCAACGGCTTGCCGGGCGACACGGATGCGCCTGAGATTCGCTTGCGTTGGTCGGATGACCGCGGGCGATCGTGGGGCAACGCGGTAACGGGCTCGCTTGGCAAAGTTGGCGAGTTCCTAACTTCGATCCAATGGCAGCGGCTCGGCTACGCTCGCGACCGCGTGTTCGAGCTGTCGTGGTCGTCTCCTGTTAAGACGGCGCTCAACGGCGCATGGGTCGACGTTTCGAGGGCGCGCACATGAGCAACACAAACGCGAACCTTCCGAATCCGACCGCCCCTGTTGTGATGGGTGATGGGCGAATGTCGCCGCAGTGGTTCGCCTTCTTCCTCGCGCTATTCAATCGGACGGGCGGCCCGGGCTCGCCGATCGATATCAACACGCTTCAGCAGCAGGACGAGATATCGCAGGACGTCCCGCCGCAGAACGCCGCGACGATTCAGGCTCTGCGCGGCGTCGAGGATCTATGGTCTGAGCAGCGCGCGCCCGAGAACATGAGCAGCATTCTGGCGCGGCTCGATGCCCTCGAAAGCGCGACGCAAACGCAGCCTGATCTCTCGCTGATCATGCGACGGCTCGAGGAGTTGGAGGCGTCGCAATCCCCTCCGATATCGCTGGCGAACCTGTCTATCGGCGCGAGTTTTGGCGACACAGTGTCCGCTCCGAAATTTCAGACGGGCATCGGCTCAGCGGTGGCGTCGTCAGGCGTCGCGACAACCGTCTACACGCTGCCAAATCGCCCGATGGCCTCGGCGTATTTGGTCTACGCGAATCTTGGCAACGTCAACGACGCGTCCAGCTATGGCGCCTTCGCCGTGGTTTTGACTGATGGCGCTAGCTCGCGAATTGCACTCTCAAATAACAGCACGTTTCAGACGATCTCGGTTTCTGGGCTGAGCGTGCAGACGACGCAGACGACCACATTCAACCAGGTTGTGCGCGCAACAGTTACGAGAATAGGTTAATCCATGGCAATCAATTACTCGAAGTTCTTCGCGCCCGCGGTGCTGGCGACTACCGTCACGAACCGATACACCGTGCCGACTAACCCGGCAAACGTCCTGCTGCGCGGCGGTCGAGTCAGCATCACGAACACGAGCAGCGCATCGATCACGCCGACGCTCTATGCGGTGCCTTCTGGTGGCTCTGCTGGCACCGGCAACGCGTTCTACAACCAGTCAATCGGGCCGTTCCAGACGATTTTGGTCGACATTCCTGTGATGGGGCCGGGCGATTCGCTGCAAGACAAGTGCGACACAGCAAGCGCCGCGACGATTCAATCGATGGCGGGAGGCTTGTTCTCTTGAGAAACTTCCTGAAGATCGCGGAAGGGCTGAACGTTCAGCCGCTACTCAACGCCGTCTATCGCCAGCCGGAACTGTGGAAGGCAGACGATTTCTTGCGCAAGTTCCCGCAGGGGCCGTTTGGCGAAACAGACACGATCTATCTGCGCTTTCAAGACAAGGTGAATGTCGAGAACGACGAGCAGCTTGAACTCTACAAGCAGAACAAGCTCGCCGGCCATGACTTGCACGAATGTCCGTGGCGCGAGGAAGTCAACGCGCTACCCGAGGCCCGCGCGCACATCATGGCGCTTATGTCGTCGATGGGTGCAACCCGTCTCGGCCGCTGCATGCTAAATCGCGTGGTTCCTGGCGGGCGCATTTTCCCGCACGCCGACTCGCCGTGGCATGCGCAGTATTGGGATCGCTATCACATCGTCATCCAGTCTGAGCCGGGCAACGTGTTCCGCTGCGGTGACGAGCAGGTATGGATGCGTCCAGGCGAAGTGTGGTGGTTCCAAAACGCGATCGAGCACGAAGTAATCAACAACTCGGCAGAGGATCGCATTCACCTTGTCGTCGACTTGAGGTTCTGAATGATCACATACGCAGTCGAGAAGTTCTCGGACGTGTACGGCGAAATGCTTCCGCTCCTGCATGAGCACTACGGCGAAATCTCGCTGCACAAAGCGCACGATGTTCCGCTCGATCCTCAGTTGGCTGCGTACCACGCGCGCGAGCGTGACGGCTCGCTGATGACGGTTGTCGGGCGCGAGGATGGCGAAATCGTCGCCTATTTCCTGTGCTTCATTGCGCCTGGATTGCACTATCAATCCTGCCTTACCTGCTCGCCTGACATTTTCTTTGTCCGTCCGGATAAGCGCACCGGCATGGTTGGCGTTCGCCTGTTTAAGTTCGTCGAAAAAGAACTGAAGCGCCGAGGCGTCAAGCTGTGGTTCGTTGGCAGCAAGAACGCGCACGACGCGACGGCGCTGTTTCGATTCCTGAAGTTCGAGCCGGTCGAAACGACCTATTCCAAGTGGCTAGAGGATTAAAACATGGTTGCAGCAGCAGTAGGCATCGGGGCGGCTGTCGCGGGCGTGGCCGGCTCCGCTATGAGTTCGAGCGCATCAAAGAGCGCAGCGAGCAAGCAGGCTGATGCCGCGAACTACGCCGCAGAACTTCAGAACGAGCAGTGGCAGCAGACGCAACAGAACCTCCAACCCTATATGGACTTGGGTTCGAGCTACATTAACCCGCTAAAAGCCGCATTGTCCAATCCGACATTGACGCAGCAATTCAGCGCGCCAACGGAAGCGGAAGCGCAGGCGACGCCAGGGTATCAGTTCACGCTCAATCAGGGGTTGAAGGCGACGCAAAACAGCGCTGCCGCACGCGGTCTTGGCACGTCGGGAGCGGCGCTAAAGGGCGCGTCCACCTATGCGACTGGCCTTGCAGACTCGACGTACAACGACGTGTACAGCCGCGCCTTGCAGACGTACAACACGAACTACAACACGGCATCGAACAACGTCAACCGCCTGCAAAGCGTGGTTGGCAGCGGCCAGAACGCAGCGGCGGGGCTAGGTTCGCTCGGCGCACAGACGGCCAACAGCATCGGCAACACGCTCACAAGCGCAGCCAATGCGAGCGCATCCGGCACGATCGGCAGCGCAAATGCGCTCTCTAGTGGCCTGAGCAGCATTGCGAACGGAGCGTCGACATACGCGCTACTGAGCAATAACGCCGGCAGCACAAGCAATGCAGGGACGACGACCGGCACCAACTCATATGGGTTCACGATCTAATGGCTCTTGATACCTCGATCGCACTAAACGCGAACGCTCCGCAGCCGACGAACCCGCTGCAGACGGCGTTGCAGGTCGCGCAGTTCCGCGCGTACAACGCAAACGGACTTCAGGCGCAGCAGTCGCTTGCAGCCAATCGCGCCATCTCGCGGGCTTATCAGCAGGCGACTGACCCTACAACCGGGCAAGTCGACAACAACAAGCTGATGGGGATCATCAGCCAAGACCCTGACGCAGCAAACAAGCTTGGGGAAGTCGTTCAGAGTATCAATACGCAGAAGCAGCAGCAAGCGACGCTTGATGGAACTAGGCTCGACCAAGCGCAGAAGGCGCAGGGCGCGCTTCGTTCCGGCATGGGTTCGTTGCTGACGAAGGCAGACCTTTCCCCCACTGACATTCAGGGCTTCGTCGGCACGATGGTGAAAGCCGGTGCGATCCCGCAACAAGTCGCGGAAGCGGAGTTGCAGAGCATGCCGCAAGATCCAGCGCAGATTCGGCCGTGGCTCGCGCAGCACTTCAATTCTGCGCTCTCTGGCGAACAGCAGCTTGCCAACCTGAAGCCGCAATTCGCGCAGATCAACACCGGGCCAGCAACTGTTGCGGTCAATCAGAACCCTAACGCTATCGGCGCGAACGGTCATCCGATGGGCGTCGGCTCGGTCGGATACGCCGTCAACAACGGATTGTCGCCGTCCGATGCGGCCGCTCAGGTTCCAGTCGTCAACGCTGACGGCACACCAGGCACGCGCAGCAGGGCGAGCGTATTGGAAGAGCAAGGATATGGCGGCGCTCTTCCGGCTGGGTTCAAGAGCAACGGGCGCTATGGTGCACCGAATGGCGGCGTTGTTGCCACCGGACCCGCGCCAGGCGTCGCAGATGCAAACCAGAAGGCGAATGCCGCGGGCGGCGACATGCTCGTTTCTGACCAGCAATCGAACGCGCAGTCCGGCACGCGCATCAACATGCTGCAAAACGCGCAGCAAGCGCTTGCGTCGGCTGATAGCGGCCAGAAGTCGGAGGGATTGCAAAACCTGCGCGGCGCTCTCGTCACCTTCGGCCTTGCATCGCAAGAGCAAGCCAACAAGGTTGCGAGCTACGACGAGGCGAACAAGTACCTGACGCAGTACGCGCAGAACAAGGCATCCTCGTTCGGCCACGGTACGGATTCGCAGCTCGCGGCGGCAATGACGGGCAACGGTAGTACAAAGATCAGCAATCTTGCGGCGCAAGACGTTGTGAAGGTCAATCTCGGGCTTGAGCGAATGGAGCAGGCGCGCATGCAGGCATGGCAAAGCGCAGGCTTGCAGCCTTCCCAATACGGCGCGTGGAAGTCGCAGTTCGGCTCGACGATGGACCCGCGCGTGTTCATTGCCGATCAGATAGACCCGGTCAAGATTCAAGGCATGGTCAAGAAGATGAACCCGAAGGAACAGGCGACGTTCCGCACGCAATACAACTGGGCGGTTCAAAACGGCTTCATTAACGGTCCCCAATAATGGCGAACTACGACGATGTTTTCGAGGCTGCGGGTAAGCAATACAACGTAGACCCGAAACTTCTGAAAGCCATGATGACGCAGGAAAGTTCGGGCAATCCGAGCGCCGTATCTCCGAAGGGTGCGACCGGCCTCATGCAGTTGATGCCGGCCACCGCGAAGGAGGTGGGCGTAAAGAACCCGAACGATCCCGCTCAAAACATCATGGGCGGCGCTCGGTATATGTCGCAAATGCTCGACAAGTACGGCGACGTGAATACCGCTCTCGCTGCCTATAACGCTGGCCCTGGCGCTGTCGACAAGGCGGGCGGAATCCCGAATTTTCCGGAGACGCAAAACTACGTCAATCGGATCTCCGCGAACTATCAAGGAAAGCCAATGGCGCAATCCACGCTCCCCGGCCTGCCACCTACGGCCGATAGCGCTGCGGCGGGCGGCGATCCGTTCAGCAAGCTCATGGGAGGCTCGACGACTGCGGCAGCGCCTTCCGCGCCGTCTGCCGATGGCGATCCATTTAGCAAGTTGATGGCTAGCCAGCAACCTGCGCAACCGTCCGCACAACCTGCCGCTCAATCGCAAGGCGAGAAACCTGGCGGCGCCATGTCTTTCCTCGCAGGCGTAGGCCGCGGCGTGCAAGAGACGGCACTTGGCGGGCAGCAGTTGCTAGGCCACGCGCTGTCGAACTTCGACGCAACGAAGGGCGCGGGAGAATGGCTGATCAATGACGCGAACAAGGGACTGACGCAGGGCGCGGCAGACGTTGCGCCGTACTCGTCTGCGCATCCCACTGCGACCGGCGCAGGACAAATCGCGGGCAACGTGGCGGCGACTGCTCCGCTTGGCCTTCTCGCTCCCGAGGCGGCCGGAGCGACGCTTGCCGGCCGAATCGGAGTTGGCGCGGGGATGGGCGCGGCATCGAACGCGCTTACGCCGATCCAGAACGATAGTGTCAACAACCCGGATTTCGCGAGGCAGAAAGCGATGCAAGCTGCTACCGGCGCGGCAGTCGGTGGCGTCGCAAATCCGTTGCTGCATGCGATCGGCGGGGCTATATCGCCGACCATCGGCGCGGCGCAACAGAAGTTGCTCGATGCCGGCGTGCCGCTCACGCCGGGCCAGATCAAGGGTGGGAATTGGTCGAAAGTCGAGGATATGGCAACGAGCCTTCCGGGCGTTGGCAACGTAATTCGCAACTCGCAGCAACGCGCGCTACAGGGCTACAACACGGCGACTTATGACAAGGTGCTTGAACCGCTTGGCGTGAAGTTCTCCGATGTGGCGAACGGCGCTAATGCGGGAAGCGAAGGCGTCGCGGCTGTCAAGAAGACGATCTCTGACGCTTACGACAATACCCTGTCGCAGATGACGTTCAAGCCTGACGGACAGTTCCAACAAGGATTGCAAAGCCTTGCATCGATGGCGCAATCTCTTCCGGCCACTGAGCAGAAGCAGTTTATTGACGCGATCCAACGCCAAGTAGCGGGCAAGATCAACCCGCAAACAATGTCGATGGACGGTGCGACGCTGAAGGAAGTGCAAAGCGAGCTTGGCCGGCTGTCGCGCAATTGGTCAGGCGACCCTTCTGCGGACAAACGCAACCTCGGCGCAGCAGTGGGCGAAGTAAAAAACCTGATCGACCAATCGCTAGGCCGAAACAATACCCCTGAATTGGCGGATGCGCTGAAGAGTGCGAATGCGGCGTATGCCAACTACGCGCGCTTGCGTGGCGCTGCGGGCTCGACTGGCGCCATGAATAACGATGGCGTGTTCACCGCGGCGCAGTTGCAGAGTGCGGTTCGGAGCGCAGACAAGTCTGCGGGCAAGGGCGCAACGGCGACTGGTAACGCGCTGATGCAGGACTGGTCTGGCGCGGGGCAGAAGGTGCTAGGCAACAAGTACCCCGATTCAGGTACAGCAGGACGCTCGATGCTTGGATACCTGCTCGGCGGCGGCGCTTTCGCTGCCCCTGGCGCGATCTTGCCAACGCTGGCTGCTGCCGGAGCTGCATCGATTCCGTACACGCAAGCGGGAAACAAGCTGGCGACCATGCTCTTAACTCAGCGTCCCGGCATTGCCGCGCCGATCGGACGCGCTGTAATGGGCTCTGCGCCGCTTGCCATACCAGCGGCCAACCTTCTTGGAAACTCGATAGGTCAGTCTAAGTAGGCCATCCCATAGCGGCTTTCGGCTAATCACCGCGCATATTGCGAGCGGCTTAAGAACCAGCGCAATCGCTTCTACTGTTGTCATTTTTATTCCTCTACCCCGCCTAGTGCGGGGTTTTTTTATTGAGGCACGCATGCAGATTCTGCCGAACGGCAAAAATCAGTGGATCGACCAGAACGGCGCCCCGCTCGCCAACGGCTCGGTGTACTTCTACGCGCCGGGTACGACAAACCCGCTCACAACGTATCAGGATTCGGCTGGCACGATCCCCAACACGAATCCTATCCAACTCGATAGCCGCGGGCAAGCGATTGTGTGGGGTAGCGGAACATTCAGGCAAGTCGTCAAGGACGCGTCAAACGTAACGATATGGGATCAGATCGTTGCGTCGGCGGCCAACGCGGCTGACCTTCTGGCAAGTGGCACCTCGCCGGGGGCGGCGCTGATCGGTTTCGATGGCGGCACGCTGGCGGATTTCTTCAAGTCTAAGAACCTTCGCGTCGTCAACTCGATTGCGGCGCTTCGTGCATGTTCGAAGCTGACTTACGCCAGCGCGTTCGTCACTGGCTACTATGCTGCGCACGATGGCGGTGGCGGCGCATACACCTACGACGCGGCGGACACGTCGAGCGCAGACAACGGCGGCACGATCATCGTAGGCGCGGACGGCGGCCGGTGGAAACTATGCGTATTCGATAGCGTCTCGCCTAAGCAATTCGGCGCGAAAGGCGACGGCACGACCGATGATTCGGCGGCATTCACAGCGGCGCTTACGTGGTGCTCGATCGCTGGCACTCGGCTCGACATTCCGTCGACTGCTGCGAACTACCACATCACGACGGGCATCAGCAGTTCTGGCGCGGTGACGGTGCGCGGTAGCGGTATGTCGAGCACTCGAATTATGTTCACGAGCAATGCATGCTGGACGCATGCGGGCGGATCTCTGCCGGCGTTTCCGGCGTATCAGTTCCACCTGAGCGGCGTATCGCTGCAATCTGGCGACACGCTGAACACAAGCACGGCACTTCTGAACGTTTCGTACAGCAGCGGGAGCAACGGTTCTACCGTGCGCGCGGTGACGATCGAGGATGTCGAAGTTTGCGGCGCAACGCTCGCGAATGGTTTCAGCGGCGGGATTCGTCTGTTCAACGCGACGACGCTCAAGGTCAACCGTGTACGAGTCGCCAACGCGAACACTGGCAGCGGCGGGTATACGGCCGGCTCATTCGGCCTCAAGATCGACACTGATTCGCAGGCTGGCGATTGGTACGTCGACCAAACGAACGTGTATTTCTGCGACAACGGGCTGTATGTCGTCGGCGAAGGAAACAATCAGGGCTTCGAGGGCATGACGCTCACGAACAGCCTTCTTGTCGCAAACAACATCGGCTTTAACCTGGCGTCGAGCGTTCAGCATCTTTACGTGCGCGTGGCGGGCTGCAACATCAATTGCGTATCCAAGTGCATTTCGATCCAGAACATGATGTGGATCGATATCGTTGATAACCTGCTCTACGCCTACGATACAGGTGTTGCGGTTCCAACGTGGGTCGGCATTAACTTCCTGATGAACGACACGAATCATGGCTTGTGGGCGGCCAACATGATTCGCGGGAATGTGTTCTCCGGCATGACGACAACGCACGCAACGGCGCGCGATGGCATCGTTTATCAGGCGAATCCGAATGGCTTGAACACGCAAACGCTTATCGACGCTAACACGTTCGTGAACCTTGAGTATGGGCTTGTCCTTGGCAGCGGGAACAATTACATCACGTTCTCGCAGACAAACTCGCTGCAATCCGTTACGAATCCGCTGTCTGATTCCAGCGGGCAGACGAACAACGTTCTTTGTTTCGATGTTCTCGGCAGCCCCGGATCGCACGGCAGCGCATCGGGCTACCAGCAGCGATTCGCGTCTAACGTCCCGGTCACGCTTACGGGCGGCACTGGAACGGTGACGTTTGCAACGCCGTTCACGACTTCCTGCGATTTGGCGCTCGCCAGTAACGGAAATCCGGGCGGCGGTTTCTCGACTAACCCCGTCAACACAGTGAATTCGTCGTACACAAAAACCGGCTTCGGCATCCAAGTAGGGGGTGCAACCACCGGGACGATTTACGTCAATTACATCGCAATCGGTCACTGACCTACAAGCCGCCTTCCGGCGGCTTTTTCATTTCTGGATATCCCATGAAAGAAACCGCGGGCGCCGTCATGAAGACTGCGCCGTCTTGGTATGTGACCGCTCTTTCCTGGGGGGATGCAAATTTCCCCCGAATCCTGCTCGTTCTCTCTATTGCCTACACGGTTTTGCAAATCTACTCGACCGTAAAGCGCCTTCGCAAAGGGGATGGAAATGTCGATGAATAACGAAAACCTTCAGAAGCTGATCGCCGAGCTGCGCCGCGACGAGGGTGTCCGTTATTCGGTCTACAAGGACACGAAGGGCATCGATACGGTCGGCGTCGGACACAACCTTCAGGCGCATCCGCTGCCGGCCGGCTGGAAATGTCCGCTCAACGACGCGCAAGTCAATTCTCTGCTCGACGACGATCTTGAGGACGTGTTTCGCGATCTCGATCGAAACCTGCCGTGGTGGACGGATCTCAATGACGTGCGACAGCGCGCGCTCGCTAACATGGCGTTCAATTTGGGGATCACGAAGTTGCTTGGGTTCCGCAACACGCTCGTTGCGATGCGCCAGGGAAAGTACGACGCCGCAGCCGATGGGATGCTCGCGAGCGCTTGGGCAACGCAAGTAAAGGGCAGGGCTCAACGCCTCGCCGATATGATGCGCAAGGGGGCCTGACATGGACTGGAAATCGATTCTTGGCGGCGTCGCGCCGACTCTGGCGACGGCGCTGTCTGTCGTCGGCGGGCCGGCCGGCATGGTGGCTGGCGCCGCGTTGCGTGCGGTGAGTGGCGCCGTGCTCGGGCATCAGGACGGCACTTCCGACCAGGTGACGCAGGCGATTCAAGCCGGGCTCTCGCCGGACGCGATTGCGGCGCTTCAGAAGGCCGATAACGACTTCAATGTTCAGATGGCGCAGATCAGCGCGGCAACCGAGCAGGCGTCGATTAAGGCCGGTTCTGACGCTATCGGCGCCGTCAACGATACGATGCAGGCGGAATCGAAGGCAGATCATTGGCCGTCGTACACGTGGCGCCCATTCATCGGCTTTATGTTCGGGCTCTACGTCGCCTCACTGTTCATCCTGCCGCTTTTCCACGTGCAGCCGGTCACTCTGTCGGCAGATATGACGCTGACAATCGGCGCGGTGCTCGGCGTGGCCTCGTTCTTTCGCGGGAAAGCACAGGCCGATCCGCGTGTGCAAGCAGACAGCCGGGGATAGCGCGCGTCAACCTTTTGTCGGTAGAATCCCATTGCCCCTATCAAATGAGGAATTAGGTAATGGGAGCCATAACCTACAAAAAGCGCGATCCCGCGGCATTCTCGAACGCATTGCGCAAGTGCGACGAATGCGGGAAGGTCGCAGAGATTCACTGGCAGAAGTGCCCGTACTGCAAAAATTACCATGAAAAGCATTGGACGGAAATTGACGGGATGAATGCGCGCCTGCTGCTTGATGGTCAATTCGGCTGATTGCGTGGCCGGCGTTGGGTGGCCGGCTTTCTTCGACTTGACATAATAGAAGTGATCGAACTTTCTGATGGGTGTTCGCTATGGGAACGCTAGGGAGTCATTTAGCGTTCGGCTACAGTAACGCTAAGCCTGTGGATAACTTTTAAGCGTTCGCTCTGAGTAACGCTAGAAAATGCTAGCGTTACGCCAGCCGAACGCTAAACCCCCGTAGCGTTACTCTAGCCGAACAGAACTATCTATATCTTATAAAAGCATCTCAGCCGCGCGATCCTTCGATGCGCCTTCGAGTGTCCATCAATCGGCGGACGGCCGGATGGGCGTTTTCCTCGTCGATTGGTTCGGGCGCCGGTCGAAGATCATCTGGCGGCAGTGATCCGGCCATAACGCCTCGCTCTGGATCCCATCGGAAACCCTCTCCAGGGATGATCTCGCATTCGGCAAGCGCTTCAGGGTCGACACGCCCCTGCTTGTTGACGGCATCCCCAATAGCCTGGATCTTCTCGCCCATGTGCCACGGCACGTAATCGATAACGACCGTACATAGAATCCGCTTCCCGACCCGTATATCCATGCGTTCACGCGCTATGTAGCGGGTTCCCGCCTTCCCCTTCCCTTTCTCAAGCACGCGCAGCAGTTTATTCGCGACCAGTATCTTCACGCTCTCGGAGACAGTTGACAGGCTCATCCCGGTCATTGCTGCCAGCCGGCGCATTCCTGGGTCAGCCTCGCCGGTGTCGTTGTCCGCGTGCTGCTTGATGGCCGTCCATAGCATGAAGGCGTTGCTGCCGATGGTTGCGGCCAGTCCGGACGCGAATAGATCCTGCTGCGCCGTGGTGTAGCTGGTGTCGATTGTTGACTTCACTATGCCCCCGCAATCTCGGCGTAACCCAGTTCGACCAGGTAGTTGAGGGCACTCTGGACGAGCTTTTCGCTCATGCCCAACTGCTTGGACATTGTTGCTAGAGAGGGAGGCGGCTCGCCAAAAAACTGTTTAGTGCTCAGGTAGCAGAACACGCCGAACGTCGCCACGCCCATTTTTGCGATCATTCCGTCTTGGATCATGGCGTTTAGCTGCTGATCGTTCGGCACATGCTTAATGCGTGGAATCATTTCAGTACCCCTCCTTCTCTGCTGCCGCAATCTCCCTGTCTAGCGCCTTCTCAAGCGCCTCAGACACGAACCCCTTTAGGTTTTCGATCCTCCCCCATGTCTTGAGGGTGTGGAGTTTCGTCTGAATCCGGCGCGGCACTTCATAATTGGCCTTTATCACATCGTCTTGGCCGTCCCACGGGCGTTTTCTCGCCTCTCTCTCAGGTTCTTGCTTGGTTGCTTCCTTCCTTGGTTCCTTGGTTCCTTGGTTGCTTCCTTCCAAGGTTGCCGGCGCCGCAGCCCCTTTCTTCGTCACAACCATATCGAGCGTCGCCTTAGACATGGGCTTTCTCCTTCTTCGCTGGCTTATCGAACAGTCCAACAAGGAAGCTCGCAACATTGTCGATGATGATTGCGCCGGTCCCTTGGCTCGTTTCCTGAAACGTCAGGCCGGGGATCATCGACTCCCAATAGCCGTTCAGCTTCGGCACGGCGTGCGGGATAACCGGCCCCATCGACGCCAGCTTTCGCGTTGCCGATAGCGTAACGGCCTTCCCGTTCGTCTCGTTGAGCAGAAAATAGAACTTCTTCCCCTCCTGCTCGCACAGATCGACCGTGCTTTCTGCGGCCCGGATGTCGTGCGGCGAATGCTTGGCCGGAATAATGACGAGATCGGCCAGCCGGATCGCCGTGCGGTTGATCTCATGGTCCTGCGGCGGTGTGTCGATGATGCACCACTCGAACCCGGCGCTTGCCAGCTCGGCATGCTTCGCTGGTAGGTGCTTCGCATCCTTGACCTTGGCGAACGCTGGCGTCGCGGCCTGCCGGTCATTCCACCAAGCGGAAAACGATCCTTGCGGGTCGAGATCCATCGTGACGACTGGCCCCTTCCCCATCAGTTCAAGCGCCACGGCGACGTGTGCGCTGTGCGTCGTCTTTCCGCTCCCGCCTTTCAGGCAGGAAAACACGAGGGTTTTCATTGGTTCCTTCCTTCCTTGTTATCTTGGAAAGAATAAACCAATCAAGGAAACTTGGCGGTATAATTTCTTCGTGGAGCGCATACGCTGGTGTCCTCTCAGGAGGTAGCGCCCATGCCGCCAACTCATGTTTTTATGAGCTGGCCTCCGCCAAAGGTGGACATACCCAAGAGGCCCAGCATTCTTCTTAAAGCCCGCTTTCGAGCGGGCTTTTTCATTTTTACAGTGCACCGTCCTCGGATAACCAAGGTTCCAACCTTCCTTGGTTCCTTCCTTGCTTACGCCGCCTGCCTCAGTTCAAACCGCTCCGTCGCCTTCCCCTTGCGTATCTGTACAGCCTTCCCGGCATGGAGCCGCTTCGTATATTCGGCGCACGCTCGCGTGTACTGGCGCCGGCTCACGGTATCGACAAGCGCCTCGAATACGTGAATCCCGCCATTCAACGCCCGCAGCTCGTCGCCAGTCAGCACGAAACTGTCGCGCACATGGAACCGCTCGGCTACTTCAATCATGGCGTTCTGAGCATCGTACAGCGCACGCAGGCCGATCTCGCCATTGCCCGCGCTTTCACACAGTACGATGGCAATGTTCATGCCGATTACGATCGTGTCCCATTCCGCCTTGGTCGCCGTCCCGCGCGAGAAGGAGAGGGCGGCCATGTGAACCGATGTCAGCACTTCGAGCCGCTCTTCCCCCTGCATCGGCTCGTCGGCGTTTTTCAGGTACATGATGTGGTTCTTGACCTCGCGTAACTTGCGTGGCTTGCGAGGTTTCTTGCTACTCGGCATTACTTCGGCTCCTTGTTCGCGGCTAGGATTGCGCGGCGCGCTCCGTTAAAGTCGAATCCCGTCCAATCACTCGGACTGCCCATGTTGCGGAATATGAATTCGGATAGCGCCTTAAGTTGCTCATCTGTCAGCGCCGCATCCTTCCCGGCGTCCGCATGCTCCTGACTCGCGCCCGCTGCGATTTCATCAACAATTGAAAGCGCCTCAAGCACATCGGCGAAGAAAACCAGTGCGCCGTACTCGTTCTCTTGCCCGTTCCAGTCGTAGCGCTTGAACCGCTTCGCCCCCGCTGTGTCGGCGTCCGCACGCTCAGGCGTAGGGGCGGCGATGCGTTTTGCAATTCCGCGCACTTCTTCGGCCTGTGCGGCGCTTAAGAACTTTGAAACCCAATTGAGATAGTCTGCATCCGGCTGCGCCTCACGCGGTGCGCACTCGGCAGCGTCGATCTGCGCGTCATGCTTCCCTTTCGCCATACCGTCGAGATAGCCGCGCTGATATGCGGATTCGTTCGCCTCGCGCGGTGCGCACTCGGCTTGCGGGGCGGTGTAGAGCGGGCGAACCGGCGTGCTATCCGCAAAGTTCGGTTTGTGCGCTTGCGTATGCCAGTTCTGTGTCACTTCGTCTCTCCATTGCCACGCCACCGCCTCACCCTTGCCGCCATCGGCAAGCCAGAAGGTCCGGGCTTCATCGATATACGCGCCTTCATCGCGGGCGACGTTCCCTTTCTGGCGCGCAGTGAGAGCGAGCACTAGATTGCTGATGATTTCGCGTGCAGTCATTTCTTCTCTCCTGCAATGGCGGCGTCGATGGCGTCGTCCAATTCCTCGCCGACCCAACATGCATCCCAACTTGAAAAACCGCCGTCGTCCTCTATGACGGCGAATGCGCCGGAAGAATTCGCATTCTGGTCGCGCAACCACCGATACCGCTCCGCATCCCGCGCATCGCTCGAATCCTTGCCGCCATCGGCTAGAAGGGCGCGGGCTTCAGTGACCATCGCACTCATGTAGCCAACATCGTAAGCATCGCCGCGAAGTTTCGCGTTCTCGATGCAATTCTCCAGACCGCCGATCAGGCTTTCGATTCGATCTTTCATTTTTTCTCCCTGGCAATGGCGGCGTCCACGATGCGATCCAAGTCATCGCCGTCTTCCGGATAGTCTCCATCGCCAGCAAATACCATCGCATATACATCGCCGTGCACATCGGACAGCCCAAGCCTGATTCGCCGATACCGCTCCGCATCACGCGCATCGCTCGAATCCTTGCCGCCATCGGCTCGCACATTCGCCCGAATCCAGTCATCCATGCGAACGCCGTCATGGCAACCCGCATCTGAGCAGGCTTGCATCAGTCGATCGCAGCAGTCATTTGCAACCTTCAGTCGGTGCGCATCACTCGAATCCTTTCCGCCATCGGCGCGGGACGACAGCGCGGCTCGGTAGCCAGCCAAGAAAGACGGCCGAGCCATCAGTCCGGGCATGCCGATAATTTGCTTTTGCTCCTTCAAGTAAGATTCCCACGCCTCGAACGCTTCCCGCCCCGCGTCGTCTGCCGCGCGTTTGTCATTGATCACTTCTCGCTCCTTGCGATCAGCACGGTGCCGATCTTGATCTCTACGGGCTCGCTACAGCTAAATGCAATCAGCGAGGCAAATGCCGCGCACGCTGCTTGAACCTGCTGTGCTGTCGGCTTGATCGCGAGGCACATGCTTTCGAGCGTCTGCTTCGCGTCCTTTCGTGTCGGGTGGTTCATCTCTCCGCGCTCTTTTAAGCGCGACAGCCAGGCGCCGCGCAGTTCGTGATCGTGCTTCCATCGAACGCGACGTAATAAGCGCGCGGCGAGTGCCGCAACCATCCATCTGTTTATAGTCATGGCTTCCTTCCGTTGGTTGTTGTAGTGCTGCTTTATTTGTGTCAATAATACTTATACGGCATCGCTTTGGCAAGTGCTAAAACAACTATTTCCGCACGGTCATGCAAAGTTCATAGTGTCGACGCATCGGTGCTTCGTATCCGGTGAGATTCGCCTTCATCCATTCCGGCGTCTCCGCGCGCTTCGTCTTGCGCTCGACTGCTTCCCGTAAAGCATCACCTTCGAGCAGGCTGTATCGCACGATCACGCTCTTTCCGCTGCGTCGCCCTTCGCGCCATACGATGCCCTTGCCGACGAGAACATGCAGCGTGTCACGCACAGCGGCGCGAGGGTGGTACGGCAACAGGTCCATGATCTGATCCTGGCTGTAGATCGTGTCCGGCGTCATGGCGTCGATCAGCTCTTGTTGCGGTACGGTCTTCGCGGTCGAAGATCCAAGTTTCATCGTGTTTTTCATGAGTGCATGCGGTCAAGTGTTGCGTTCAGCAGATCAAGCTCAGTGCATTTCAGGATGCGCAGATACGTCTGATCGCCGTGAATTCCATTCGGGCCTTGGTGACAGTCTTCGTGACAGAGGGGAAGCACAAGGAAGTTTCCGGCCCGCTGTGCGCCGCCTTGGCCCGTTCTGATGTGGTGGACGTCGGTCTTAGACTCCTGCTTCCTGTCGAGCAGGTAGCAGCAGATGCACGACATGCCGGCGACACGCCCCATGTAGTCGCTCTCGCGCTTCGTGGCTCGCCGCTTCATGCGGTCGCCCGGATCAACTGCGCAAACGGATTACCCGCCATCGACTGAGCCCAACGTCGCGCTTTTTCGATGGCCTTGTTCTTCTCGTAGTGGCGAGCGTGTCGCATCTTGGCGCATGTCCGCTTCGATGGCTTCGGCTTGTCCTTGCCTTCGCCGGCCTTCCAGATAGCCATTACGCGGCCGGTTTCATTGATCTTGTGATGCCACCCGGCAATGTGGATCAGGCCGTCGGCGTGCATCGCGCGCATAGCCCTGCGCACGGTATCCTGGTGGAGCCCCATCACGTCGGCAAGGTCGATTCCCGTCATGCCCTTTTGCAGCAGATCAAGCATCGTGCGCCAGTTGTCGTAACGCTTCGATTCGGGGTTGAGACTGCATCCTGTGTTGCTCATGCTGCCAACTCCTCGTAGCCTGGCGGGGCACTCATGGGAATGCCGTTGATAGTCAGATATGCCGTCACGTACTCGATCAGGCTGTTCATGCGCTTTACGCCCATCTGCGCACTCGATTCGCGGATATTCACGAACTCCCCTTCCAGTCCCGGAACCATGTCCGCACCGATGCCGGTTGCGATCGCATGGCCGCTCACAAAAAGAACCTTCCACTGTTGAGCGGTTAGGCGACGGTTCTGGAAAGTGGCGTGCTTGGCGGCGATGCCGAACAGGTGATGCAGCAGGGCGTTCTGCGGCAGGCTGCGCGTCGATTCCTGAAGGATCAGCACATGTCCGTCCGGACGACTGTGTACCGCGTCGGCTGCCATGCGGCGGTTCGTGCGATTGAGGAAGATCGTGACCTTATCGCTCATGACGCCATCACCATGACGACGCACTCGCCGCCTTTGACGATCGGCCCGCGCTTCACATGCAGTTCGTCGATCTGCTCGTCGTCATCGAACACGCCGGCATGTTCCAGCGCGTCGTTTAGCGCCTTCAGACGGTTGTCGAGATCGGCCGCGCGTCGGTCGCGCATCGACAGGCGAACGGCCATGAACAGGCGCGCAGAGCCAAACTTGATCGCGTTGTGCTCGGCGACGATCTCGGCGACCTTCTGGCGGAAGTCTTTGCCGGCTGCCGTAATGAACATCCCGCGCGGGCACTTGCGCCAGTAGTTGTTGATGGAGGGCGGCAGGGGCAGCGTCAGGAACTGCGCGACGCCGGATAATGATTGGTCTGTCATGCGGCTTTTTGTTGTGAGAGTGTTGATTCAACGAGCTCGATGCGTTCGCCAATCCAGCGCATCACGTTCACGCACATGCTGTTGCCGAGCGCCTTGTATCGCGGGCCGTCTGCGGCGGGCTTGCCGCGCACCGGAACCTGCGTGTATCCATCCGGGAACGCCTGAAGGCGCTCGCATTCGACGGGCATCAGGCGGCGCACGGCTCGCGTCGCCTCGCTGACGATCGGTTGACCGCGCCCCGTTCCGTCCTCGCTCGCGTCAAATCCTTCGGCCTTCAACGTGTGCGTGATGTCGCCAGTGACGCAAACGGCTTGCGAGTCGCCGCGCGTATCCAACGGGCCGACGTAATGACGGCTATGAATTGGGTCTTGCCTTGCATTGAGAGCAAACGTCTCCGTATCGAAGTCGAGCCGTTGCCCGCTCGTCGTCAGGCAGGTTGCGACGTCGATGCTTCCGCTAGTGTTGCCCCCCCCGAAGGCTTGGAGGTATCCGCTGCATGCTTCGTCGGTTCCGGGGAAGCCGCCTGCGCCAGTGCGCGATGCAAGGGTTCCGGCAGTTTCTTCCCCCGCTTGGCGGCTCGGCGCAGAATCCCGGCGCACGCCGTCGCGCTCAAAAAGTACGTCGACGGGATTGAAGTCTTTTCGAGCACTTGCGACAACGAACACACGGCGGCGTCGTTGGGCCACTCCGAAATATTGGGCGTCGAGGATTCTCCACGCGACTGTTCGCGAGGGTCCAAACACACAACCAGCGTTCGCCCATTTTTTCCCTGGCGGGACGAGTTCAACATCTTCGCCGGCAAGTGCTCCAAGAAAGCAGCCAAACGCGTTGTCTTTGGAACTGAGGACGCCCGGAACGTTTTCCCACACGGCGACGGCTGCTGGCTTTCCTGCGCGTCCGCGAACATAGTCAATTGCATCGAGAAGCCTCACATAGCTTATTGTTAGTTGCCCGCGCTCGTCTGCAAGACCTTCGCGCAATCCCGCAACACTGAACGCCTGGCAGGGCGTGCCGCCGACTAGTGCGTCAGGCGCTTCTGTTTCGCCGGTCAGCACGGATCGCGCAATCTTCGTCATGTCGCCAAGGTTCGGCACGCTCGGGTAGTGGTGGGCGAGCAGGGCAGACGGGAAGGCTTCGATTTCCGATAACCAGGACGCGCACCATCCGAGCTCGTGCCATGCGACGCTTGCGGCTTCGATGCCACTGCAAACGCTTCCGAATTTCATTTTTATGCTCTCTTGTCGCTTTTTATGTAGCGCCACAATTCCGCTTTCGCGCGCTCGGCGCACTCGTCGCCGGCCTTGCCTCTCACTCGCTCGACGATCGCCCTAGCGGCGCCGTATTCGCCGCGGCGGCCGTCGCGTACCGCCTGCATGAAGCTGGCGAGGCATTCGGCGGCCGTCATGTCAGCACCAGCAGATGCGCGCGTAGTCCACCGTCCTGCGAATCACGTAGTGGCGCAGCAGGGGAGCGAGCCAAGGATCGATGCAGGCGATTTCCATATAGCCGCCAGATAAGACGGTGATCGAGGTGGACATGGCGGTTCTCTGGTTAGCGAATATCGAGGCGAGTGCCGCGCACAAGGCGGCAGCCGGGCACTTCAAATCCATCTTTCAATGCGGCCGCGATCAATTTTCGATCGGGAGCAGGGGCGGGCGCGACAGGCTCCGTCTTGTAGTTCGCCGGGATCAGCGCTTCGTCGTCGATCGCGACGGCGGGCGGATTGAGCGCGATCTTGATCTTGAAGAACGGCGTGCTGATGGCGTCGCGGCCCGCCAGTTGCAGACCATCGAGCAGGTATTTGCGGATGCGTGCCGCGCGGTTTTCCATCGCCTTAGCGCGCTCGGTCATGGCCTTCGCGTGCTCTTTGATCTGCTCGGCCGTCGCTTCCAAATTTCGACACACGAACGCGGTATTCATCGCCTTGGTTTCCAGATCGCCGCTGATCGCTTCGAGCGTGTCGGCGAACGTGGCGTCATCCAGATCCAGATCGACCAGCTTCGCGGCATCTGCGCGGTATTCGCTGGCAACTTCGAACAAATTCATCGCGGCTCCTTCGTTGTTATGTGACACCGTTTCGGCATCGGTTCACACATAATAGCGCGAAACGATGCCGTTATAGGATCGTTTATTGATAAATTTTTTCAATGATGGCTCTGGTGCGATTAAGCTCTTGAATCTCGCGCAGATCGAGGATCAGGCGCAGTGCGTCGCGGCGCATGGTGCTCTCTGCGATGTCGATCTCGGCGTTGCGCAACTGCTCGCGGATATGCGACAGCGGTACGACGGTGACGGGCAGGGCGTTGTCTAACTGGCTCATTTCTTGATTCCTCTCCATTCGAAACCGCCCGCGTGCTTCGCTGCATCGCTCGGCGTTTCACAGTGTTCATATGCTGCGATCGGCGTCTGATCCGACAGCCCCCAATGCTCGCCGGTCCAGCAGCTAAACCATCGAACCAGTTTCCCGTTTGCCTTTACGCGTACCTCGTACACGCCTTGATGAACGGGCTTAACGTCGCGCGGGAACCACTCGCTGAATGCTTGCATGCCTTCCCCTTGGTGCGCCGCCAGCTCGGGCCAGCGGCGCGGTCGTTGTTTTAGAACGGGATGTCCGAATCGTCGTCGAACTGGTCGTTGGCGGGCGCCGGTGTCGGCGGCTTGCGCGCGGAAGTGCGTTGCTGTTGTGCGGCGCCTGCGTCGGTGCTGCGGCCGCCAAGCATCTGCATCTGGTCGGCGATGATCTCGGTCGAGTACTTCTCGGCACCGTCCTTGTCCGTCCATTTGCGCGTTTTGATGCGGCCTTCGATGTAGACCGACGAACCTTTCTTCAGGTACTCGCCGACGATGCCAGCCAGCTTTCCGAAGAACGACACGCGATGCCATTCGGTCGACTCGACCATTTCGCCGCTTGACTTGTCCTTGTATCGGTCGGTCGTCGCGAGGCGGATGTTTGCGACCGCGTCGCCGCTCGGCAGATACCGCACTTCCGGATCGGCGCCGAGATTGCCGACGAGAATTACCTTGTTCACAGATGCCATGACGTTTCCTTATGCGTGGGCAGGTTCGAGCGCGGCCTTGCGCTCGTCGTACTTCTTTTGGAGTTGCGTGCGCTGCTCGGGCGTCGCGCGCTTCCAGGCGGCGCCGAAAATTCCCTTCAGCGATTCCAGATCGTCCGAGTCGTTGAGCGCGACGATGCAATCAGCAACTTCGCTATCCGGCATTGCTGGCGGTGCGGCAGGGCGGGCGGGCGCCGTGCGTGCTGCGACTTCATGCGTCGTCGCGTCGGCATCGTTGTCGCCTTCAGTCGGGATCGCGAAGGCTTGGAACGCGGCGTACTTGTAGGCGGCGCTCATTGCCTTATTGCTGCTCTTGTCGCCGGAATCCATCGCTTCGCCGACCGTCGCAACGGTGTGCTTGCTGCCGTCGACCGCGCTCACGAAATCGAACTCAACGTGAACGACCGTGTAAAAGAGCGTCGTGCCCTTCGCGTTGGTCTTCTCGGTCACTTCGCGGGTGATGACGCGCGGCAGAACGCAGAGTTCATGGCGGGCCAGCAGGGGCGACAGGACGTTGTAGACGTCATCGATGCCGCGGAAGTTGTAGCCTTGCGCTTGGTTGCGGTTGTTCTTCGCGATGCCTTCGTGTGACAGGTCAAAGATCACACGGCAGATCGCCGAATAGACGTGCGGTGCTTGGTTGCTCATTTGGGTTCTCCGTTTCGAGTTGCTGCTGTTCTTCGTGCTCAATCTGTTGCTGCCACTCAGCGCCGTCGCTCATGTCAGCAGCCGCAGGTTTTCGTGTGCCGCCCAAGCGCTGCCGCCGAAGCAGATCAGCGCGGCGATCGCCCAATCAATTGCGGCCCGCATGGCTGATCTCGTCGATTTCATCGCGCAGGACGCGCGCACGGTTCACAAGGAGTTGCATCCACGCTGTCATATCGGCGGATGTCATTTTTTGAAGTGCAGGCCATTCGAGATCCAGCTCGCGCAGGATCACGTACATGTCGGCGACCTTCTCGGAGATTTGCGACTGGCGGTAGATCTCGACCAGTTCGGGGACAGCACAAAGGTGCTCGTCGCCGGCCTTACGCAGTTCGGACATGAAGACCGATTTCGGGATGGACGCCAAGGTATCTTTTACGGCATCGTTGGAGGGCAAAACTTTACGCGCAACAGGAGCCTGTTGCGGGCGGAATCCGGCGATGCTGCGTAATAATCCAGACTGCATAAGGGCTTGAGGTTTCATGGCAGTTCCTTCCGTTGGTTTTGGTTGTTTTGCTGCTGTGATGAAACGATACTTTAACCGATGCTTTAATGCAAGCACTAAAGCGATCTTTTTTGTGCGGTCGGTTACGCAGGCTTAGTCAGGCCGCGCCAGCTGTCTGACTGATGGCATGACCACATATGCCTTCGTTCGTATGCGAACTCTGGCGTGTGTGCCGAATATCCCCAGTGCGTACCATGCCAGTATTGAAACCATGAGCCCACGTCGTTCGATTCCGTCTCGTACACGCCCACATGAACCGGCTTTACATTGCCCGGATACCATTCAGTCGTCTTCATGCTTCCTCCCTTGGAATAAGGCCGCGCCGTTGGAACGCTGGCGTCAGTTTCGTGATGGTCGACTCGCGCAGCTCGGCGATGGTCTTGGCGATCTTGGATGCGACGCGCGATACGGTTGCCTGATGGACGGCGCACTCACGCGCGATGTCCTGCTGGCTCGGGCAGTAGCGTTCACCGTGAACGAACTCGCGCATCATCAGCATGCGGACCAGGCTGCGGTTCTGGTGGGCGCATAAGTGCGTCAGGCGCTCGATGCCAGCGCGGCGTTCGCCGTTCTCTCCGCCATAGGAAGCGTCTAGGAGCGCCTGCTGATCGCGGGATAGGTGCGAGGCTATGACGTCAAGGATCAGGCCCGCCTGCGCCTTCTTTTCGCTCGCTGACAGGATCATGCCGCCGACCTTGCCGGTGTATTCCTTGATCTCGCTCGCCTTCACTCCTGACGTTGCCCGCCAGAGATGCGCGAACGATAGTGCTGCCTCCATGCTTGCGAACAGCGGTACTCCTCGCATCGCCTCGTCATCACGCGCAGCTTCGCGCAGAGTAAGACCGTATCCCCTAAGCTGATCTTGCCGATTTCGTAAATGCAGCCCTTGCATGATCGTTCCTCGCGCGTTATCAAGACCTCAAGAGGGTCTTTGTATTCGTATTGGCGTAATGGCTGCGGCTGCTTCATTCAGCGCTCGTCGGTGGCGCTAGTCTTGCCTGACCGGTGCGAGCCAAGTTCTGAGATCCCGACCCCGCTGATTCCGACAAACTCCTTGCCCGTCTCGGTGTCGATCAACAGATACACGCTTCGATAGTTGTTGTATGCCGCGTTATCTTGGAAATCCTGCACGCGCGCCAGTTTGAAGCGCCCATCGCTCGGCATCGCCCAAGACTGTCGCGTCTCACCTTGTTGCTGCACCGGCTCTGCCTTCTTCGAAGAAACTTCATCTGCGGTGGGCGTGCATGCTGCCGCCGAGATTGCCAGTGCGAGCGCCAACAGTTTTGTTTTCATGCTTCCTCCTTCTTCTGCTCGGGCCTGGGCGCTGGGATAGACCACGCCCGCGCCATGACGTTGAAGAACATCCAGTACGCGAGGGCGGGGCTCATGCTTTCTTTTCCCTTTTGGCGATCTCGCGCTCGATGTAGAAGCGCGCTTTCTTGAGATCCTCGATCGCATCGGACTTCAGGTCACAACGCCAGATGTACTTTATGGCGTTACCCAAATTGAATCCCATGTGCTCGACGACCTCGATACACTGCACGCCGCTCGGGTGCGACGTGTAGTGCTTCGGGTTGTTGACCGGATCGCTCACGCTGCCGCTTTCTCGCAGCACCACACGCGAACGCCGCCATCCACTAAGCGCACGGTGAACTTCTTCCCGGTGTACCGCGTGTGCGAGCTGGCCGCGCGACGGATCGCGATCAGACGCTGTCCGGCTTCGGCGACGAAGAACGATTCGCCCGGTTTCATTTCTGCGAACGGGTAAATAGCCGGCCTGCCGCGACGCGACTCCGGGACAGGGATGTGCTTCTCGATCTTGAACATTGGGTTCCTCGTATTGGCCGTTTCTAAAAACTTATGGGTTAAGATGCCTTTTCGGCATTCATTTACACTGCTGCTTTGGCATTTCCGCAACGACACACTATTTTTGAGATATCCTTCAGTCACGAAGAAGAAGCGAATCTATTACGGTACGTCATGCCGTAATAGTATCGCAAGTAGGCCAAAAATGCACGGCTTTTGTCAGTCCAGACCCCCGAATTTCGGGCGTTTCACGTCAGGTCGCGCTCCGAATGAGCGTTCATTTGCAAGGTCCGCGAAACGGGTCTGTTCGCCGATAAACGCGAGGCCGACGACGCCCGTTTCGCCCTGCCTTTGCTTCGTGCAGATCACCTCACAGACGCCCTTGTCCATCGAATCCGGGTTGTATACCTCGTCGCGGTAGAGGAACAGGATCGTATCTGCGTCGGCTTCGATGTCGCCGGAGTCCTTCAGGTCGGACGAGAGAGGGCGCTTGTTCGGGCGTTCCTCGCACTTGCGCGAGAGCTGCGAGAGCAGGACGATCGGAATATCCAGTTCCTTCGCCAGATTCTTGAGCCCCTTGGTCAGCGCGCCGATCTGAAGGTCGCGCCGTTCCTCGTCGCCAGTCGCCATCAGCCCGAGATAGTCGACGACGAGCATCGAGAGCCCATGCTTACGCTTGATCGCGCGCGCCTTGTTGCGCACTTCGAGCAGCGTCAGATTCGGCTGGTCGTCAAGGTACAGGTGCAGCTCGTTGATCCGCTGGCCGGCGTGCGTGACTCGCTGCCATTGCTCGTTGTCGAGCTTCGCCGGGTCGCGCAACTGGCCCATCGGGATACCGCCCATCGCCGAAACTAAACGCTGCTGAAGCTGAACGTTCTTCATTTCCATTGACAGGAACAGGACGGGCGCCGTCTGCGCGACGTTGGCAGAGATCGTCAGGGAGAATGCGGTCTTACCCATCGACGGGCGCGCCGCGACGATCACCAGATCGCCACCATAGAAGCCGCCGCCGAGCTTGCGATCGAGATCCGTCAGGCCGGTAGGAACCGGCTTGATCTTGCCGTCGATCTGATGTTCGAGGTAGTCGAGATATTCCTGCAACGAGTCAGACGCGCGCACCGGCTCCGACTTTACGATCGCCTCGCCGAGCTTTTCGAGCTTCGTCGATGCGCGGTCGATCAGCACCGCGGCGCTGTCGGGCGTCGTGCCTACCGAATCCTGAATCTCGTGCGACAGCGCCAACAGGCCGCGCTTCTGTGCCCGGTCGCGCACGATCTCCGCATAGCGTGCGACGTTTGCGCTGCTCGGCGTGTTCTGCGCCAAGTCGTTCAGATACGCGAGCCCGCCGACATCGGCCGCCCGGCCCTTTGCCTGCAAGCGCTCGAAAACGGTCATCACGTCTGCGCCGACGCTGCTGGAAATCAGCGCGACGACTTCGAGGAAGATCGCCCGGTGATCGCCGCGAAAGAAGTGCTCCGCGCGCAGGTCGCCGATACGGTCGATGGCATCGTTGTCGATCAGCAGGGCGCCGATGACGGCTTGTTCCGATTCGATGCTCTGCGGGATTGCGCGTTGGATGTCGTTGTTCATGCTCCCTCCGAATGTTCTCGTTGAACCTGCTTGCCACGCGTCGTCAGACCGCAGCTACCGTCATCAGCGATAAACCACAACTTGAACCAGTTCTCGCGCACAGCATTGCGGAACGTTGCGCGCCAGTCCTTGTATTTCTTCGAATCGTCTTCAGCGTAACGGCGTTTGAATTCCAGCCATGCGTACAGAATGAAGTCGTGGTTCATCTGTAGCTTGTCGGCATAGGAGAAGATTGAGTCA